GCTTTCCCCATTTTGATACTATTCTTTTTTGCCATGACTAACTTGTTTTAGTTTGTGTGTATTTACTTTTATTACTCGCCTCCCTAGCTTTATTGCTACGAATAGTTTCTTCTAATTGAGCTTTCTGGATTTCCTGATCTTTTATCTTAAGTTCCTTGGCATCAGAAGCTTTACGGTTATCTATCTCCGCCCTACGTTCTGCTACCTTAGCTTTTATATCAGAATCATCATCCTTAATACTGGACTCAGCACGAATTAAAGCCACTTCTATATCTGTATCAGATCTTAATTTCTCTCTTTCTCTCTCAGCTTCCCTATTTTCTTCTGCTATTTGCTTAGCTATTTCCTGCGCTTCCATCTGAGATTTATTAGCTTGTTCTTGAGCCCCAGCATCTCTTTGTTGCTTGTCTCTCTCACCTGCAACAAGCACATCTCTAACTTTAGATACTGATTTAGTAGTAAGTACAGAAACTATGTCAGAGAGGTTGGTCTTATCATACTGTAGTGCTACAGCTAAGTAGTTCTCTAATTTCTGTAAGTTCTCTGCATCTTCAAATGAGTTAGACATAAACACTCCAAAGTCTGTTCCGTTGAGCAGTCCTTTAGATATGTTGATAGTGTCAACAGTCTTCTCATCTACAGCGTATTCTAGTCTTTTACCATCGGCGTAAGCTACCTTACACAGTTCGATAAGTTGATTTAATGACTCCTCTCTTATCATATCGTGGTAAAAGAATAGAGGCTTAGTATTATTTGTTGATTGAATAATTGCTCTTTGGGCTCCTGTTGCAGTTTCAGATCTGCCGATATCCCCAGCACGTTGAGGAGATACTCCAGTAATCTTTTCTACCTGATCCTCTAGTTTCTGAAGTATTTGCATATATTGCCCAACACTCTGGGATAGAGTCATGTCAATAGATGTAAATTGGTTAAATTTAGATGTAGAGTTAGGATCTCCTTGGCGTCCTTCCTCCAAAGAGTTAACCCAAGCAACCCCCATGTTATCAAAGTAGTACATCCATTGATCCACAGTCCATCCTTTAGATTTAGGAAGTTGAGCTATGTCCATAAGGAACTTCTTTCCTTTAGCCTTGGCAAGTTCTTGCTCTAAACGATACCATACAATGATGTATGTATATTGATGTGCTTTAACCATATCTACTAAAGATGTGGCTACTGAGTTAACGTTATTGTAGACATATCCTACATAAGGTAGATCCTTGGTTTGGTTCTCTAACGGACCTACATTCACAAACGTGTCTCCTCCTATCTGTGTACCCTCCCAAATCTGAGTTTCCCAATACCATGTAACGTTAGCATCCATTTCTTTAAGTTCGTCATTCATTGTGAAGCTGTCGTCCACAATTACTGACTCTACCATTCCTGTTCTAGGATCGAGGAAATCAAGTTTACCTAACTTAACCCATGATCTCCATGCACAGTGAGCTACATATACGTGTGAAAAGTCTTGTGAGGATCCCCCATTAATACTGGTTCCTCCATCGAATCTATATGCGAAATCTCTATGCATACCACTACTGGTCATGTTACCACCAAGTTCTCCTCTATCGAGTTTGTCTACCAAATCTTCTCCAAGTGTATCCCCGTATAGATCTATAACAGATCCCCTAGGCATCCACCTCTCCTCCATAGCCCACTCACCTTTGTGTATAAACGGGTTATCTCCTTCTTTGTCAAAGGCAACATTTAAGGGATTACATACACGTAGAGATGGGTGACCATCTACAATTCCTGCATAGTAAATCTCTTCGGCAGAGACTAAAGCATGTTCCCATCCTTGGGAGAACTTCATTTGCAGTTTATCTTTTTTAGTAAGGAATTTCAATAGCTGATTACTTGCTATCTCAATAGGATGTGAGTACTCAGTTCGATAGGCATTTGCTACCTCTTCTATATCTGGAGCATTGAGTTTCCCTGTTTCTGGATCTATATCATCAGTGGCTACGGCAGCTATTCTAGCTTTAATAGCTTCGGTTATAGCCATAGTTAACTCATTATTCTTTTCAAGTGTTGCATCCCCATTCACAGCTACGGCCCTAAACTCCATTCCCATCTTCATCTCTTCACCCTTTAAGGTTTCAAAGGCCTGTCGTATAATATTGTAGTTTTGCATTTTAGTAGCAGACCCTACAAATTTAGAGTCCTCAACTCCGTATGGGTTAAGTACGTGTTTAAAATCCTCTGATTTAAACCTAGAGTTAATTAGATCGTAATTGATCTGTTTATTATATCGTGAGGATCTTGTGCCTCCTCCTCCTGCCTGAGCCATACTTACTATAGCCTGGACATTAGCGTTCCTCCACTCTTTGCTTTCTTTCTTCTTAGAGCTTACTTTCTGAGAAGGTAATGCTCCCCACAGTTTAGCATCCTGTGTGTATGAAGATGAGGACCTTCCTGTTACTTTTATGGCCATAGTGTTATATTTAGTTTAAAACATTTCGTTATTTATACCACCGAACCCAACTCCAAAGGAATTGGTATTAAACAATGGGTTATCAAAGAATGGATCATATGACTCAGTCTCCTCTTCAATTTTATCTGCGACTATCTTAAACATCTGCGTTATCTGTATAACACAAAGCATGAGAGCTATCACACGGTCAAAGTTACCTATTTTATTATAATTTATCAATTCTTTTAGTAAAGGCTTAGATTTAATATTGTGTAAGTTTAATCTTCCATCTCCTGCGGATGCTACGAGCCAGTCTCTCAACATAAGTTCAGCTTCATTTTTTACAGGAGTACTCATATGCTGACCCAACCCTCTGTTAACATTAGACGAAATATTAGTCTTCATAATCATAGGTGTAGGGGCTAACAGGTGCAATGAGTTAGTATTTTCAAAATAAGTCTTAATACCTATCTTCTCATTCTCGTACAAACATGTACCTATAACTCCATACCACATTAACAATAATCTACATTGCTCATAGAATGCTCTAGCAGTTTCTGGCCTGCCAGTATATTCAGATACAATCTCATCATAAGAAGACACACCGGGACTAGCTCTCTGCATTATAATCAATGACCCCAACGACACTGAGTTCGGTGCCTTGTCTTGATCATAAGGGTCATTCCCTGCTAAATAGTACCCATATCCTGCATTTGGTATAGGTTTCTTCCATACCCTAACTCCTCCTGTATTGTCATCACCTTTCTTAACAGGCCAGTCACAATCTCTTAAATTACCATCTATATCCAGAATAAAGTTTACGGTACCATCAGGATTCATCTTCATGTGGCCTAAAACTCCTTCATCCTCTGGGTTGGTTGAGGTCTCTAGTGAGTTAAGTACACCCTTAAGTTCTCCAGTTGGTAGAATGTTTCCTCCAGAGATAAAGAATACCTCTGAGTAGAATATGGGTCTTTGAGCTAATTCATTATCATATGCCTTTCTATCTTTTCCTTGTGCTAGTTTTCTACGTACATTTAAGAGGTATTGTATAGCTGCTTTGTAATTGGTATTGCCAAGATCATCTTTAAACTGATTGAGGCCCAGCCAAGCAGGAACAAAGAATCCCATCTTCTTATCTGTGCCCTCGTAATGATCCTCAAATTCAACGCAGTCATAAGTTGTTGGGTCAAAGAATACTTTCATCACAGCTTCTGTAGAACCTCCTGCCATGTCTCCCCCAGTACCAGTCATCCAGATAGTTCCAAATTTAACAGCACCGTCAGCTGTACACTCTTTCATCTGACCAAGAGTTTCTATTAAGTTGTAGAAAAACCCTATCTCGTCTAGCACATTAAATGATGCCCGAGTTCCGTTAGCCGCAAACTCGTTATCCATGAAGGTCCTATGCTGGAACTTAGAACGTGATCCTTCTTTTATCCACTGTCCTCCACGTTTAATTTCTACTTCTTGTATAATAGTTTTACCTGCCATCCATTGTCCAGTATAACTTTTATGGAAAGGTGGAGGGGTTACTTTGTTCCCCATTATATGTTGTCCCTCAAATGACTCTAGTCCCAGCTTTACTTTCTTAATGAGGTCGTCAGAGTATTTTGAATCTATCGCACCTATAAGTGTCTCAGAGGACAGTTTATATTTAGATTTACGTAAATTCCAATACTCTTCAAAGTCTTGTGCCCCGTCAAATATAAAGTTGTTTCCCGTTATTCCTGACATGGTGTATGATTTACCTGTTCCCCTGGATTCAAGGTCTACAACATTCTGGGCCATGTTCTCGAAGATAGGCTTACCTAAAGACTTCTCATGATACTTCCATAGGTACTCTCTGGCCGGGATATACTTCTTTAAATACCCTTCTTTATTGAATGCTCCTTTACCAAGGAACTCAGGTGTTCTTTCCTTATTAGGTAAGTTTACTTCCCTGTGACAGGTATATTCATCATCATCTTCAAACCCAGAAAAGCCTCGTGCTTCCATGTATAGGTAGAACTTAATCCACTCTAAATCACGAACCAGAGGCTTTGCAATCTTTTTAGTCTTTGACTTACTTACTTTCTCATTTAATAAGATATGCCAGTGGGTCCCATAGAAGTATAACGTTCCCGGAACATATTTATGTTCCCCATTGTGCTCTACCCAGAACCCATCAATACATTTCCTTACCTCTTCTGTCCAGAAGGTTCTATACTTCATTGTTAGAGGATTATAGTTAGGTATATGTTCAGGTATAATTTTGGTTATAGGTATCCTATTAATATACATTATCTTACCTATATTTACCTTTGCTAGATAGTCATCTAATTCCATTCAATTATCTTGTTAATGTTCGAAATAATTTTCGAATCTGTGCCTTTCAAATCCTCAATAACATTTCTCTGTGAGTTTGCATACACAATAAAATACTTACAGTCTATTAGAAGATCATCTCCCTTATATGTAATAGGTATGGGGGTGGGCGTTGCCCAACAGAATACAATCTTGAATGCTCTCATTATTCTATGAATGAAGCAACCCTACCACCCTTGCCTTGATCTGCTTGATCCTGCTTAGCGGCTTCCCTTAGTTTTCTAATCTCCTCATGTATATCCTTAGTATCCACTACCATCTTATCTAACTGAGCAGCAGTACCTTTCTTCATGTAGGGCCTGAATGATTCACCCTCTCCTGGATATACCATCTCATCTAACGAGTAGGTTGTGTACTTTATGAACTCCTTTCTCTCAACTAGTTTCTCTTCTGTAGCACGTATATCTGCAGTTATTACTGTATCTATAAAGTTAATAAACCTATTAGCTAATATGTCTATCTCTTCCTGTCCCTTTAGATACTCTCTAACATCCAAACTTAGAGTATCACAAACTATCTTGTACTGCTCTGTGCTTGCCAGTGAATAGAACTCACTGTCAATATCATATACTAAAACCATATACCACATAGTCTTGGAAGATTTGTTCTTATCTTTAGACCTATCTTCTTTATACAGTTTATTGAACCAAGTCACATCCTTAAAGTAAGGAAACTCCTCCCAGAAACTATCCTCTCCCCCAGTAAAGCTATCAAAATATTTCATTCAAAAAAATTTAAGTCCATGGTTACCAGATTGTCTTTGTTGTCTACAATCTCCATTCTGTCACACTTGTTTTGTATGTATGCTGGAAACTCATCTGTATTAGGGTAGAGCTGTGGGATGTGGTCTTTGTCGTTTATGTACATCGCATAGTCTTCTAAGGTAATGAGACCGTCAATAAATAAAGCATCTGCCTGAAACTCAGCGAGATTTCTCCCGCTGAGGTCTCTAATTCTTATATCTGTTTCCATAGTCTTACAAGTACATCTTTGTCTGTCATTCCTAATAATGGTTTATCCCATAATCCTCTCTTATCAGTAATGTAATACTTAAGATCTTCTGAACATCCTTTAGTAGGTGTCTTCAGTATATCTCTTATCATTGCATCAACAACAGCTTTATCTACTTTACCAGACAGGTTGTGTTTAATAATAACTTCTTTCAGGAGTTTTAATGTCTCATTCGCGTAATTCTTCTCTACTTTATCTCGTACAACTTTTAAAGCTTGGATATCCTCCATAATAATTCCTTTTGCGTACTCCTTACGTCTCTCTATCATGTCTCTATTTTCAAGATCATCTGAGTCCTCGGTAGCCTGCATATTTATGGTACTCAGATAATCCTCTAACTCATTTTGAGTAGGTTTAGGGTTGGTACTAACATAATTAGTGAAGTAATGTATTGGAGACATTCTACACTTGTACAATTCTTTTCTCCATTCTTCCTCTTTGTCCCATTTATCTTTAATAGTTTTGAAGTCTAATTCCTCTCCTTTGATATCTACAAATGTAGGAATTATCTTAGGATTGGTTCCTTCTTCAATCATGTATATTCTTGGACGTGGTCCTCTCTCAGAGTCATAAAATATAAAGCCGCTGTCCGCAAGCTTAACGAATATGTCTACTGATAGTGAGCTTGGTAATGCTTGTAAATCCATCACTACCTTAAAGTTCTTGGCAAATGTGCCCTCAGTGCGTTCGATCTTTTCCATCTTTGTCTTTGGTTAATAATTCTCGTTTAAATTTACTGTCTCGGAAGACCCCTATGTAAGGGATCCTAACCCAAGATCCTATCCTCTTCTCCATTTCTACAGCAACTAAATCAAACTGTGATTTGAATACATCAGTCACCTGATATTTATTCAATCCCGTCTGCTTCGCTACTTGACTCAGCATCTTCTCTAATGGTATCATCAATAACAAATTTAAAGGTTATTTCACTTACAGGAAGAAGTGAAGGATTAAGATACAGTGTAGTATCTTCTTTCCCAAGTACATGTTTCTTCAAAAGTTGTTTCAGTTGATTACCTAAACTCTGACTGGAGAGGTTGTCCAGACTCTCTCTAAGGTTCTTACGCTCCTCGGCAGAGAAAACAAACTTAGATAAAAAGGGTTCCCTCAATCCTTGCTTACCAAAGTGCATGTACTTGCCTATGATTGTTGCGGCAAGTTCTAACTCTTTATCAGTAAGCCTAAAAGTCCCATTTAATACCTGTAAGTATTTCATAGGAAACTCTTCTGACGTTACAGTTGTTTCAAATATTTTACTCATTGTTTCTGTTGTTGGTTATTTTATAAAAGTACACACTATGTATGAACTTTGCAAATAATTAATGTGTATAATGTAAATAAGCCTACAGTGGTGTAGGCTTATATATTAATATACAATAAATTACGTCTTACTTCACATTGTACTTATATTGTCTATAGAATTCTACAGGCATAACCTTTAAGTCAAAAAACGCCTGATCTGCAATTATTACCTTCTCAATATCGGAACCTTGTGGAGTGAATCCAATACGAGATCCTAATTTAATCTTTCCTGTCATTAGTTTCCCTGCAAAGTCTAGTTTATCCTCAGTTACTTCTGGTGCTGTGGGCTCTTTGGCCCTTTTTACATCTTTAGTCATAATAAAATAATTAATTGTTACACATTGTTTGTATTGGTACTTGTAATGTTAGAGACAGGGCCTGGTCTGGTTTTAATATGTTTGATACTAAGTTTGAGAAATCATCTATAGAGTTCATCTCTCCTTCAGTTATTTCCTCAAACCTTAATATATTAAGCGTGTTCTTACTGATTTTCATTATTGCTTCATATAAATCAGCTTCGTCCTTAGCCTCTATGTATAAAGTCATCTCCTTAGTGGGTCTGCGGTTTATATTTCCTTCCCATGAGAACACATAGTGTACTCCTTTCTTATCTTTAATCTCTATATCAACTTCGTATTGTTTCATTTTAAAGTCTTTATAATTTTACGTACTTGTCTGTCTGTCATCCCCAAAGCTTCTGCAATCTCCAACTGTGTTATAGAGGGATCCATTAGCTGGAAACTCCTTATGATCTGCATGTTCATCTTAGTTTTAGATTGCCATATAATATCTTCTTCTGATACTTCCCTTATCTTTCGTACAGGAATCTCAGTCAGAGCGAATAGAATTTGAGGTGTTGGAATGATTCCTCCCCTTTCTACTTGGTACGTATTAGACTCCTCATTCACTATCGCTTGAGCCTCCTGGTTCCTGTATGTAACCCTAGCTTTTACTTTAGTTTGACGCAGTCTCTCTGTATACTCTTTCCATGATTCTCCTTGAATTCTTATTGGTTTCATAACTCTATCTGAATACCATACAGTTTTGTATGTGTAATTAATTATGTCCTGGTAATTGTCAACACTATACAGCTCATTTAATGTGCTCGATATAGTATCAAATGCAATTTTCCCTATCGGGTTTTCTGATCCCCATCTAAATATCTTTGACAATATCAGCAGTACCTCTGCCTTACTTGCCTTAGGATTATTATATCTAAGGATTGATATCTGCTCCACTACATATTCTAATACTTGATCTGCTGATACATCTAGCCACTTCAACCAATAGTTACCTCTACGAAGATACGTAAATAAAGATTGATTTGCACAAAACTCATGTTCTACTGGTGTAACAATGTAATCAAACTCAGGGTATGGAGACTGTGTAAATAACCTTAATCCCACACTTAACTGTTCATACGGAGTCTCATCTAACTCAAATATATTAATGCTCTTCATATGGATCCCTCCTACTATTTATACACCTCGTTTGGCATTACTTGGGATATTCAAAATCCTCCAAGTAAACTCATTATCCTCATCAATCTCACACTTTTGATCCTTCAGTGATTTTACTAATAGACTAAGTCCAGTAAACTCATTTAGCTTCAATGCTTCTCTGCTTCTCTGGTGGATTTAAGCCCCTCAACTTTAGCTCTCCATAACTCTGTGGGAATAAAAGATTTATACCATCTCTTTACAGAACTATCTCCTGTCTGCTGAAACCCTCTCCCATCAAAATACAGAAATCCAAACCTGTAAGATGTCCCCTCGTGGATAGATGAGTGTGGGTCCATAAACTTCTCAGGACATGGAGCCATATTTAATATCTTACTCATGTTTCTGGCTTTTGCTTCAATTGCTGTTAGTTTCATGATCTTTGTTGTTAGTTATTGAATTGTGTCTGGTACAAATATAGACTATACAAATGTAACCTGCAAATTTTATTGCACCGAAGTTCCGGTTATTTAATGAAAGAGGAACTTTTGTACATTCTACCTTTAGTATATATAAGGGTGGATTACATAAAAGTTCCTCTTGTGCTTAAAACTCAATCTGAATGTGGGATTCAGAGGTATGTGTGTTTTATGGATACCCTATCATGCTGAGTTCGGTTATCACACATTGTAAAAACCTATCCCAAAATTTTTTTTTTT